CATGATGATTCTGATAATGATTTAAGTATTAGTGAAGTATCTTCGTTACATATGGATGTATACAATCCTGCATCTACAAGAGCAAAGAAAGAAAACTTTTATTCTTTAATAGATGAGATAAAAGGTTTAACATTACCTAGTGAAAACATAGCCAATAATATTATTCGCTCTTTATTTAAAAGACGAATAGCAAATAAAATTGCAGTATTAGCAACAGAAATATATAATGGTAGAGACTCTGATTTTGCAGAAATAAAAAAAGAATTAGAAATATCTTTTGATGATATAGATAAAGATAAGTATGAATATATTACATCTGATGTAAATAGTTTAATAGATAAACTAAAAGATAATACAAAATTTAAATTTAATCTTCCTATGCTAAGAGATAAAGTTAATGGTGTTGGTGAAGGTAATCTTGTAGTTGTATTTGCTAGACCCGAGAGTGGTAAGACAGCGTTCTGGGTAAATTTAGTCGCAGGAATTGACGGATTTGCCTCTCAAGGTGCTAAAGTGTGTGCACTTATCAATGAAGAGCCTGCAATTAGGACACAGATGAGACTAATTAATGCTCATACAGGCATGACCTTCGATGAAATACGAGCAGATATGGATAAAACTAAAGAAAAATGGGCCGAAGTAGAAAAAAATATTAATATACTTGATACTGTTGATTGGTCATTAGATGAGGTTGATGAGTTTGTACAAAAAGAAAAACCAGATATATTAATTATAGACCAATTAGATAAAGTAAATGTTAAAGGTAATTTTGCTAGAACAGATGAAAAACTTAGGGCTGTATACACCGGGGCAAGAGAGATAGCTAAAAGAAATAATTGCTGTGTTGTTGCTATATCACAGGCATCGGCAGATGGTCATGGTAAATTTGAATTAACATTTGATATGATGGAAGGTAGTAAAACAGGTAAAGCCGCAGAGGCAGATGTTATTATTGGCGTAGGTTTTAGAGATAAAGTTGATACAGACCAAAATGTAAGGGGCCTATACATAAGTAAAAATAAAATAACAGGTTGGCATGGACAGATTGTTTGTACTATAGTACCAGAATTATCAAGGTATGATGTATGATTAGAGGAATAACAACAAGAGAAGATGGTTTTATATTTGGTGGATATCATTCAAAAACCTCTGGAAGAGAAGATAGAAAAGGAAAACCTATGTGGTATTCTCCTCAAGGTTGGGAAAATAAAAGACAAGGTAGTATTAGAAGACATAGGACTGTTCGTGCTTGGATTACAAATAGAATAGATAGAGTTAAAAGATTTAAAGGTTGTTCTCATTGTGGCTATAAAAAAAATCCAGTGGCATTACAGTTTCATCATGTAGACCCATCTACAAAATTATATAATGTTGCATGTATGAGAAGAAGTAGTTATGTACAATGGGGAAGAATAAAAACAGAAATGAGAAAATGTATAGTTCTTTGTGCAAATTGTCATAGTATAGAAACCCAAGAAAGTTATAAAAAATGATTAGTGTATTTGATGTAGAGACAAGTTTCCAACTTAATGACGAAGGAAAGAAAGACCCTTCGGCTAAAAATCCAGATAACTTTTTAGTATCTCTTGGTATTAATGATGAATATATATTTTTTAAACACAGAGAATTTAAAGGTATACCTAATAGAAAAGTAATACAGGATATACTAGATAAGACTACATTACTTGTAGGACATAATATAAAGTTTGATTTGTTATGGCTATGGGAAGCAGGTTTTAAATATAATGGTAGAGTTTGTGATACAATGTTAGTAGAATATATTTTTAATAGAGGTATTAAAAGAAGTTTAACATTAAAAGATTGCTGTGCATTTAGAGGTGTCATACAAAAATCTGATTTAACAGAACCCTATCTAAAAAATAATATCTCATTTGAAAATATACCTATGGGTATTGTAGAAGAGTATGGTAGGCTAGATGTTAAAGCAACAAGGTCTTTATTTGATGCACAAATGTCACAATTAAAAAAACCACAACATAAACATTTAATTAAAACAATACAAAACATGTGTCAGTTTGTTGTTGTGCTAACAAAGATGGAAGACAATGGTATTTACATTGATAGAAAAGCATTAGATGAAGTTGAAAAAGATTTTCAAACAGAGTATGATGCACTGAGAGTAAAAATAGATGAAGAAATATACATTCGTATGGGGGATACAAAAATTAATCCTGCAAGTCCAGAGCAATTATCTTGGTTAATTTATGGAGTTCAAGTAAAAAATAAAAAAGATTGGTCTAGAATATTTAATTTAGGTATTGATAAGGCTACAAAAAAACAAAAACGCAGACCTAGATTTACAATAAAACAATTAAAAAAAATATTTGATAGTCAATTAGAACCTGTTTATAAAACTAAAGCAGAGCAATGTCCTTTATGTAGGGGTAGAGGAACTGTACAAAAAATAAAAGTAAATGGTAGCCCATATAAAAATTTAAGTAAATGTTCTGAATGTAAAGGTGAAGGTTTTGTTTATAAAAAATTAAATGATAAGGCAGGATTTTCTGGTAAAATAACTTCTGTTATGGAGATATCCGAGGGTGGATTTAAATCTGATAGGCTAACTTTAGTTAAAATATCTAAGACAGCTAATGAAGATTTAAAATTATTTGTTGAGAAAATTGTAAGATACAATGCATTAGAAACATACCTTAGTACTTTTGTTGATGGTATAAAAAAATTTACAACAGATAAAGGTTTTCTTTATCCTCGGTTTATGCAAACTGTAACATCAACAGGTAGATTATCGAGTCGTAATCCCAATTTTCAAAATCAACCTAGAGGTAGTACCTTTCCTATTCGTAAAGTTATTAGTTCTAGATTTGATGGTGGAAGTATTATGGAAATAGATTACGCTCAATTAGAATTTCGTACTGCTGTATTTCTTGCTCAAGATAAACAAGGAATAGAAGATATAAATAATGGTGTGGATGTACATCAATACACAGCAGATATTATTGGATGTTCTAGACAAGAGGCAAAGCCTCATACATTTAAACCTCTTTATGGAGGTATGTCTGGTTCTGAAGATGAGAAAAGATATTATTCGGCTTTTTTAAAAAAATATCCGGATATAAAAACTTGGCATGAAAAACTACAAAACGAGGCAATTAGAACAAAAGTTGTTACTCTACCAACAGGTAGACAGTATGCCTTTCCTAAAGTAGAACGCATGTCATGGGGTGGTTCAAGTTTCTCTACACAGATAAAAAATTATCCTGTGCAGGGATTTGCTACTGCTGATATTGTTCCTTTAGCTTGTATAGGTATACAAGAATTATTAGAGGAACATAAAACCAAGAGCCTACTTATCAATACTGTTCATGACTCTATTGTGGCAGATGTTTTCCCCGGTGAAGAACGATTAGTCGCTTCGTGCCTAAACAATGGGTGTTTGGGAGTAATTCAACGGATGAAAGACATGTACGGAATTGATTTCAATGTTCCACTAGATGTTGAATTAAAAGTAGGCTCTAATTGGTTGGATACAAAAGTTTATGCTTGACAGTATCCTGTCTGGTATGTTATAGGTATATTTAAATTAACCAAGAAAGGTAAACTATGGTAAATGACTTAAAGGCATTTGACTCTCTTAGTAAAGAGGAGATAATGAAAATGACCGGCCAAGATGATGGGTCTGTAATAAGTACAGGCACAATCGACAGGCTTATAATAAATAGAGCGGCTGAAGATGATGATGGAAATCAATTATCAGCAGGCGTTTATAGTACTTACGATTCTAGTATAGAATCTAAAGTTTATAGTATTAAGGATAAGGCTATACAATTTAGACCTTTTATTAATGCTTATCAATACATGGAGTATGACCCAGATAATAATAATTATCCATGCTCTTCTGTTATCTTTAAATCATGGAAAGATGAACCCATTGATACAAATGGTGGAGTCAGATGTGGTAAAGTAATAGGTAAAGATAAAGAACAATTAACTCAAGCACAAATAGATGCTCAGAGAAATATTAAATGTTATCGTTTAGTATATGGTTTAGTTTCTATGGATGCTACAACTCCTACAGGAGAGCCTACAAAAGTAGATGCTATGCCTGTATTGTTTAGAGTTACAGGGTCAAACTTTACACCTATTGGAGAGGCTTTAAAAAGTCTTAAAGGTAGAGAAAGTTTAATGCAAAATCATGTATTAAATCTAACAACAAAAAGAAGAAAGGCAGGTAGTAATGTGTACTATGTGTCAGAAGTAAATATAGGTAACGAGGAAATTGCTTTTACTAAAAAAGACTTAGAACATATGGATATGTTTAATGCTTTAATTGGAGAAGAGAATACTCGTGTATCAACAAAATGGCAAAACGCCAATAGCAATAAGGAACAAGATGCGGCATCTGCAAAAGTTATAAATGAACTTTCTGATGACCCCGAGATGGTGCTACAAACTTAATGTCTAGTATATTAAATAGAGTACAATTATTTTTAACGGAGGCCAATAAGGCCTCTGTTCCTATATCTAGTACTATTATAAATGAATTTGGTGAGGCTTGTAAACAAGCTTTTGTAAAACAATTTGTAGAAGAAAGAGAAACAAAATTTAAACCTAGAATGAGTGCTATTGGTAGGCCCCTATGCCAATTACAAATGGAAAAAAGTGGAGCAGAAGCTGAGACACCCCCATACAATTCTAAAATGAGATTTATATTTGGAGATTTAATTGAAGCATTGGCTGTAGCAATACTAAAATCATCTGGTGTTAAAATAGATGACTTTCAAAAGAAAGTTAAATATGTATTTGGTGATGATGAAATTAATGGTACATATGATGTAAAAATTATGGATAAGATATGGGATATAAAAAGTGCATCCCCTTATGCTTTTCAATATAAGTTCGGGGAGTCTGGAGGTTTTGATGCTTTAGTAAAAGATGACCCATTTGGTTATGTATCTCAAGGGTATCTATATGCAGGGGCAGATGATAAAGAATTTGGTGGTTGGATTGCTATCAATAAATCGACAGGAGAATGGTCTGTAGTTGAGACACCTATTAATGATGATGAGCATAAGAAGAAAGCTATTGAACAAGCAAAGAAAAATGTGCATGCTTTAAATACTAATCAACCATTTAAAAGACAGTTTGAAGATATAGAGGAGTTTTTTAATCGTAAAGCTACAGGCAATAGAGTACTTGCTAAAGAATGTACATTCTGTGCTTATAAAAAACCATGTTGGAAAAATCTACAATATCTACCACAAAAAGAATCTAAAGCTATGAACCCTAAATACTTTTGGTATACTAAAGTAAAGGAAGAAAATGTCGACAGTTCGCAGTAGAAAAGCTAAAGGCAGACGATTACAAAATTGGACAAGAGATACATTACTATCTATATTTAAAACTTTAGATGATAACGATGTAAGCTGTGCAATTATGGGGGAAACAGGAGAGGATATTAAATTATCTAATCCTGCTAAAAAATTAATACCTTATTCTTTTGAGTGTAAAAACAAAGAAACATTTAAAGGTATATANGATATTATTTCTCAAGCACANAGCAATTCTAAANTAACAGATGTGCCAGTTGCTATAATTAAAATGAATAATCATCAACCATTAGCTATTGTTGACGCTATGCATTTTTTAAAACTAATTGGAAAATAAAATGGAGAATAGTAATGGATTAGATAATAAAAATATTATTACAATATCAGTATATCCTGCTGATGAGGGATTTGGCTGTACTATTATTGAGCCTAAAAATATACCTCTTACTTCGGAATATAGTATTGCATTAACTATAGCCCATGGTATGGTTAAAATGGCATTAGAAAGACCGGATATAATATTTGATGAAGGAGTAGAATCTTTAACTAATCCTAAAAATGAATATAATGTTACTCTTGAGGACATGCTTAAATTAAAAAAAAATAGGTTACATTAATGAAAACACAGATAAAAGAAAACAAGAGTAATAGTATTAAAAAGTTAAGAGAGAGCGATTTCTCTGTAACTAAATTTTCTAAAGACTTATCTTATGGTAAGAAACATGAAAAGCTTGTGATGAAATCTATGGAAAACTTTGAATTAAAAACAGATAGAAGGGCACATAAAACAGGCAATGTGTATGTAGAGTTTCAATCAAGAGGTAAGGATAGTGGTATTCGTTCTAGTAAATCTGATACATGGATATTTAAAATAGTAAGCACTGGAGATAGGCATATGTTCTCTATACATATTCCATTATCAAGATTAAAAAAATTAGTTAGTAAAGATTATAGAGTTGTACCGGGTGGAGATAATTTAACATCAAAAGGATACTTAGTACCTTTAACTGATTTGGTAAAAGTATGACAATAGAATTTTGGCAATGGTGGTTATTATCTATGGTAACAATTAATACAGTAATCAATAGTATTGTATTTGTCGTAGGTCGTAAATTTAAAAAGGAAAAAAAATGATTACAAAAGAATGTTTATCACAAGCAATTACTCTATCAGCAAATGATAGACAAAAGGATTATGGAGATAAAGTAGATAACCATAATAATATAGCTAGGCTATGGTCAGCCTATCTAGATAAAGATATAAAGGCTCATGATGTAGCAATTATGATGGCATTATTAAAAATAGCCCGTACTAAACTGGGTGCAGTTAGTAAAGATACCTATATTGATATGGCGGCATATAGTGCTATTGCAGGAGAAATTAAATTTAAGGAGAAAAAATAATGAATTATATTATTACACAAGAAC